GTTTGGGTGGAAAGATCGAGTCACTGGTTTCCGGAGATACCGATACTGTTATTGCGAAGTGCCTCGAAAAAATGGAAAAACCACTTTAGCGGCTGGCATCATGCTCTACATGCTGCTGGTTGATAAAGAACGCGGCCCAGAAGTCTACTCCGCTGCCACCACTAGAGATCAAGCGGGTATCGTTTACGAAATTTCGTCAAAAATGGTTAATGCCGATCCTCGGCTTAAGGCGAGATGCAAACCAATCGACAGCCGAAAACGCATTATCGCCGGGACCGGCTACTACCAAGCATGCAGTAGCGAAGCGGGTCCAATTCACGGAACGAATCCCCACTGTGTTATCTTTGATGAGTTGCACGAGCAGCCAAATCGTGACCTGTGGGAGGCGTTTCAGACAGGATTTGGTGCGCGGAACCAACCATTATTTTTCAGCATCACGACCGCCGGTTACGACCGGAGCAGTATTTGTTGGGAACAACATCAGTATGCTAAAGCCGTTTTAGCAAATCCGGAACTTGATGAGCGTTTTCTGCCAGTGTTATACGGCGCGGATGAATCAGACGACTGGACTGATGAGAAAACTTGGGAGAAAGCTAATCCATGTTTAGATGTTTCTCTTAAGAGAGACTTTCTAAGAAGTGAGTGCGCTAAGGCTCAGGAGATTCCTGCTTTAGAGAACGGGTTCAGGAGATTACACCTGAATCAATGGACTGAGCAGTTGAGCCGAATTATCCCTATGTTCAAATGGGACCAATGCAGGCGTTCGTATAAGCCAGAAGATTATCGTGGGCGTAGTTGCTATGGAGGTCTCGACCTTGCTTCGACACGCGATGCTGTGGCGTTCGTTCTGGTGTTTCCAGAAGACGATGGCAGCGTTACTGTTTTGCCGTGGTTTTGGATACCGAGAGAGAATGTCGATCAGCGAGCAGGTCAAGACAAGAGGCAGCTTAGAAATTATGCTGAACGAGGCGACATAGAACTGACTGACGGGAACGAGATTGATGTTATTTATCTAGCAGATCGGATCGTGGAAATATGTCAGGACTATGATGTGCAGCACATTGGATTTGACCCGTGGAACTCGACAGGTGTGATCCAGCTCATGCAGAATAAAAACCTGCAAGGAGAGGTACTTGAGAAGATGCCGCAGAGTTATGCGACATACAATGAGCCGTTCAAAAAGTTGTTATCGTTACTTGGCAGTGGCAAGTTTCGACATGATGGCAATACGGTTCTTCGCTGGATGGCAGGAAATGTGGCTCATAAAGAAGATCCAAACGGGAATATCCGTCCAGACAAAGGAAAGTCCGCTGACAAAATAGACGGAATTTGTGCTATGCTTATGGCTATGGCTTTGTTAGCACATTACGGATCCAATACCAGTGCATATTCGACAGCCGGTTCTGGTGTTATCTTGTTCTAAGGAACGGCAATGGTCTACGGTGTAACTGAATTCGTGGTTAATGCTGTTCCCGTTGTGGCAAATGCGATAGCAGAGCCTGGCTGGCGCACGATGTACGGGCATGGCACAAAGTCATCATCCGGCATCGAAGTCACGGAATCATCAGCGATGGGGTACGCCCCGTTTTGGCGAGCCGTAAATCTAATCGCGGCTGATGTTGCCGGGATGCCGTGCGACATCTTTAAGCGGCAAAAAGATGGCGGCAAGAAATATGCGGCAGACCATCCAGCAGCCACACTGTTGAGGGATCGCCCTGCTAGATGGTGGTCCGCAAGAACGATGATTGAGACTGCCACGTACCACGCGAACGTTTATGGCAATGCCTACCTGCCCATCGTCCGTGACATGTCGGGAACTCCGATGGAGATCGGGCTGGCCGATCCATGCGGAATGATAATCAAGATAATGGATGATGGCACAAAATGGTATTGCTGGTGGGTTAACGGAAAGCCGGTCAGAGTGCAGGACCGAGACATGATCCATATTATGGGCATGTCACGAGACGGGATCATGGGACTGTGCCAGCTTGACCTGTTCCGTAACGCTCTGGGTGTCGGCATGGCGGCTCAAGAGTTTGGTGGTCGACTGTTCTCTCAGGGAGCCAACATGAGCGGCCTGCTCATGGTGCCAGGCTCCTTTAGCGAAGAGAAGATTCGCAACACGATGGCAGCTTGGAACTCGATGCAGACCGGCCTAAACAACGCACATAAGGTTGCGTTACTTCAGGACGGAGTCAAGTTTCAGCCGATGAGCATCGACCCCGATAAAGCTCAGTTCCTTGGGACTCGGGAATTTGAAGTCAGGCAGACCGTCAGCAACATCACTGGTGTTCCTCCACACATGCTTGGGGATGCCACCAGAACGTCTCACAACAGCCTTGAAAGCGAATCGCAGACATATCTATCCCGATGCCTGAACCCGTGGTTAAAGCGATGGGAGTCGGAACTGCGGGCAAAGCTAATGACGGAGAAGGAGCGAATGAAAGATTCGCACGTCATCGAGTTCAACCGTGAGGCTGAAGTTCAGATGGAAGGCGAGAAGAAAACTAATATGCTGTACCGCCAGATCGAGTGCGGCATGCTAACGAGAAACGAAGCTCGAAGCTTGATGAATATGCCGAAGATCACTGATGAGGAGCAGGGCGGCGACGACTATTACCATCCAGCAAACTGGCTTGTCGCTGGCGAAGAGCCGGATACTGACGAGCCACCGGGAGTAGACCCAATGGCAGATCCGGCAGACCCAGAGGATCCAGCAGAAGATCCCGCTGAGCCAGTGACAGACAGGTCAAGGACTCTCCTGAGGGCAATGATCACCTCCAGCGTGACATCCGCGATCAAGCTGGAGTCAGCGAAGATGATTCAGCGGGCTGGAATACAGGCTGATAAGTTTCCTACTGCTGTCATTGAGTTTTATCAGACATGGACCGATAACACGGCTCCAGCATTAAGCGACTCAGCCTGCCGACTGGCTATTATTTCACACGCAGAGGCTTCTAAGAAGCTCCTGATGGACGTTCATTCCGTATCAACCTCCGACAGCCTGAAGGCTAACGTCAGTGACGTTGTCGCATCGTGGGATTCACGGGCTGAAAATTTGATTAGTTCACTCATGAAAGCGGTGGAATAATGCGTAAAATCATCAATTTAAACTGCCCTGAAAACGTCATAAACAGCGTAAAAGACGAGAATTTCAAGGTAATTTATAGCGAAACACCGCAAGGACTAGAGATTTTCCTGACTGGAATCGTAGGTGATGAATATACCCAGTCGGATAGTGCTTCGATCAGTAAAGTGCTGAGTGCAAACCGAGGCAAGCCAGTCACAATGAGAGTCAACTCCCCTGGCGGGCTAGCATTCGACGGGTTAGCGATCCATAACGCACTTGCGGCTCACGATGGACCAACGACGGGCATCATCGAGAGCTTAGCGGCCAGCGCAGCCAGTCTTGCTGTTCTTGGATGCGATACCGTTAAGATGTACTCGAACGCGACGTACCATATCCACGAAGGGTTGTCGTTCGCGTATGGTCACATCGCTGAGTTGCAAGACTCGATCGAGTGGCTGCAGTCGTTTAACGCCGCTGCGGTCAATACCTACTCGGCAAAGACAGGACAAGACGAAAAGGCTATGGCGAAAGCCCTGCTTGGCGATAAGGGCGATGGGACGAAGTACACCGCAGAGCAAGCGAAGGCTGCTGGTTTTGTTGACGAGATCATCCCGATCGGAAAGAACAAGTCGAAGCCAAAGAATGAAGAAGCTCAGAGGATACAGGCGATGCTGAACTACCGAATTGCGAAACATCGATTGACAAAGGTTGGCTAGCTTGCCATAGTGCTATCAAGTCATCTGGTCAGAGATGATTCAAAAGAACTTTCCCGGAGAAATCCGGACTGAGAAACCCTCCGCAGGTCTGACCGCTTGCGAGAGGGTTTTTTCATGGAGTGGTGATATGAGACTGGAATGGGAAACAGATCAAAATGCCATGAGGACAATTCAACGAACGGGGCTCAAGTGGTCGCCCAAAACAGTGAGCGTCACTGAGATAGACGTTAAGACATCACGTCACAATCACGCCAGAAAACAGGCAATAATTGAGACAAACGTAGATGACTACGCAGACTCAATGTCGCAAGGTGATGTTTTTCCAAAAATAGTGCTTGCAAGAATTGATGGTGCAGGAAAGTTTCTTGTTGCTGGTGGGAACCACCGATTGGCTGCAGCAATTAAGATTGGCGCGACAGAGATTGATGCAATGGTTGTTGAGTGTGACCATGCAATATTTTCTCTTCTATGCCCAGCGTTGAATCTATATGTTGGACAGCGAGAGGATAGGTCCGTTAGGGTGTTGCAGGCTGCAGACGCAGTTGCAAGACTTGGTATATCCCACAAGCAAGCAGCAAAAGAATATAAAGTTCCAGTATCAAGCGTCTCTACTGCCGTAGGAGAAGCTAAGGTGATCATCTCGGCAGCAAGACTGGGGATTAAAGCAGACACGCTGCCATCGTCGTATTTACGGGTGATTACTTCTGTTGAATCAGATGCTACGCTGCTTCCTTTGGCGATTGAACTAGCTAGGACTAAGTTAAACACCGACGAAGTCAGAGCGGTCATCAGCGAGGCTCGGAAATTGCCAACCGAAGCAGATCGAGTCGCAATGCTCAATGAGAAAATTCAGGACGCAAAAAGAATTACACTGTCCGGGCGAATTCCAACACAACCAACACGATCAAAGGTTATGCGATGCGTTACGACTTTGGAGAATACGATCGCGACGGGGGTGACGTTAAGCAATCTTCAGATCACTCCGGGCGAAGCAGCGGAGATTGCCGTCAAGCTGACGGCACTGGCAGCAAACCTAATGGTCGCAAAATAAATGAGACTCAGTACCCGTGGATCACTGAGGCATATGAGGTTCTGAAGCCAATGCTTCCATGTTCTGTAAACGAAGCAACTGCCGCACTGATAACTGGCATGACCCAACGGGCTGTTGAAACGGCTACTCGCCAGCTTAAAAATCCAAGTCGGTTTTCAGCAGCTAAGGCAGCAATAGCTCATCTGCAAAAATGTCGGGTTACGGTACGTGACGGGCATATTGAGAGGAAGCATAAACAAGAAAGAAAAGCCATAGGGAACTCTGTTATGTGTGTCTTGAAAAGCACTGGAAAAATTAAAGAAGGAGAGACAGGATTCACAGCTTCTACCGTTGGCGGGTATCGAAAAATACTGAGAAAACTCGGATGGATACGAGTGGAAGCAAATGAGTGGTTCTGGGTTGGACCAGAAGGGGCGACATGGCGTGATGTGACCCGTGAGAATGCAAAACGCAAGTAAGCTAAACGGATTAACACCCAAAAGGCGACTGAGTTTCCTCAGCCGCCTTTTTCTATTGACAGGCAGCTAGTCACCTGTTTAGAGTTCACGCATCAGCCGAACAGTTCTAAATTGAGCGATGTCGGCGGCGTGATTGAGCATCTGTAAATTCAGGGGCGTCAGTCGTTAGCGTTTTTGGAAGTATCCAACAACGCCAGCGGCTGACGCCTTTTTGCGTTGGCACTGGCAAACCAGAGGACCAACGAAATGACACGAAAAGAAAAGCTTGCTGATCTGCAAGCAAAGCGTCAGATCGCACTTGATGCGGCTGACAAGATCATGGCTCTTGCAAGCGAAGGCGAAAGCCTCTCCCCAGAGAACGCTGTCGACGTAAAGAAATATCTTGATGAAGTTGACGCCATTGGCGATCAGATCACGTCCATTGGAAAAGAAGAAGTCGAGCATGCTGCACAGGTAGCGCGACTGGACGCAGCCCGCAAAGCTCCAATCAACGCTCAGGTTGCCGAAATTGTCTCTCGTGGCAGTGGGATGTCGTCTGCTCCAAACGGCAGTGGATCCACACGATGGACAATTCCCGCTCAGGCTCGACGGCAGGTCTCTGCTGTAACCGCATTTTCTGACGACAATCAGTCAGGCGGATACACCAAAGAAGAAAAGGCATATCGCTTTGGCCAGTTTGCACTGGCAAAAGCATCCATTGACCTTCCGGGCGTTTACAACTTCCAGCACGCTCGGAAATTTGCCGACGAGCATGGAATGCTACGCAACGCTCACCTCGAAGGTGGTTCTGACACCACCGGCAGTCACATTTTTGTTCCGGAAGAATTCGGAACAGACTTGATCAAACTGCGTGAAGAATACGGCGTAGCTCGCAAGCTGTGCAAAGTGGTTCCGATGAATTCGGACACGCGCACTGACCCGAAGTTCGTGTCTGGCTTGACATCGTACTTCACTGGTGAAAACGCTGCGTTGACAGCAAGTGATATGCAGCATCAGGTCGTGCGATTGACTGCACGCAAGATGACCTGCTTGTCGACTTACTCCAGTGAGTTGAATGAAGATTCAGTTATCGATCTTGGTAACACGATCGCTCAGGAAATGAGCTATAGCAACGCACTGAAAGAAGATCAGTGTCTGATTGATGGCGATGGCACATCAACTTACGGTCACATTCGTGGCCTGAAGACGATGTTCGCAACGCTGACACTCGGTACTGCTCCGGGCTATCGCGATACGACAACCAGCAACACATGGGCCGCAACGGTTATTGCGGACCTAACATCACTGATCAGTGTTGTGCCTGTTTATGCTCAGGCTGGCATGAAGTTCCTGTGTTCAAGTCAGTACTACTACCAGGTGATGGTCCCACTGCTTAACGCAGCGGGCGGAATCACTGGAACGGAACTGCAGAACGGGTTCCGGATGCCAATGTTCCAAGGTATTCCTGTGATGTTTTCACAGGTCATGGGGACGGCTACGGCAACCAGCACGATCGCTGTGTTCCTCGGAAACTTCTCTCTTGGCTGCTCATTCGGTGATCGTCGAAGGCAGACTCTGGAGTTTTCTAAGGATGCCACGATTGGCGGCACAAACCTGTTTGAATACGACCTGATCGCGGTCAAGTCGTCTCAGCGAATGGACATCAACGTCCACTCGATTGGTTCAGACACTGTCGCTGGTCCGATCGTCGCATTGTCAACAGGCAGCTAGTGCCAGCTTGAATTGACGCAGGGGGGCGAGTGCCTCCCTGTTCTTCTCTGAAATCCATGCTCTAAGGAGCCCGATCATATGCTTCCTTTTCGCTCAATCATCCACAGTCAGTTGATTGCCTCACGGGCAGTCACCAACAACGCAACAGCCACTGCAAACCTTGACACGAACGGTGCGGACTACGCCACGATCATCGTCAATATCAGCAGCGAAGCCAACACGAACGCTGTTGGCCCGACGATCCAGTTGCTTGAGTCCGATGATACCACTGCGAGCAACTTCGCAACGGTAACAGCGAACATCACAGGCGATGCTATTGCGGCTAAGCCGATCGTCTATGGTGTTGACCTTCGAGGCCGAAAGCGTTACCTTCGAATCTCGATCAGTTCAGCGACAGCGACAAACGACAACTTCACGGCGTCTGCAGAAGCGATTCTGTCTCGCGTCAAGGTTTCGCCTGCTGGAACAACTGGTGTTACATCCACAAACGGCGTGACAAGGTTCGTGTAAATAATGGGGCAGCATCAATCAGTTCGGTACACACCGCATGTTGCGTGGCTTAAAGACAAAGCCTTTAACGTGTACACACAATTCGGTGAAGACGGACTGATTGAAGCATGCCTAAAAAAGATTGGGGAAACTAACCGTCACTGCTTTGAAATCGGAGCATCTGACGGTAGTTTCTTCAGTAACACTCTTGTTCTCAGGGAGAAGGGGTGGGACGCAGTTTTAATTGAAGCGAACGAGAAGCTATACGAAAAACTCAAGGCTGATTATGGATCTCAGTCAACTTGTATTCATCGGACTTGTGTTGATCTCGATGCTGTGCTTCGCGAAACAAATATCAATCTACAACCAGACCTTGGAATCATCGACATTGACGGTCAGGATTTCTGGATGTGGAACGACTTGCAAGACGTGCTCCCGAGAATCATGCTTGTTGAAATCAGCACGAGATCACCATCCGAGCCACCTCCGGAACGGTACGGAGAAGGTCAAGCCGGAATGGATGCGATCAGATATTTAGGTGAATCAAAGGGTTACACACTTGTTGCAGAAACATTCTGCAACGCATTGTTTGTGGATAGCGGAGAATTGAATTGAGCGACGTTGCTGAACCTATCAAGTTGAACATCGGGGCAGGTCCAACGGTCATTCCGGGATTCACGCCGATTGATCGGAAATTTGGCAGTGAAGCCTATCCGCTACCCTACGAAGACGGGTCTATCGATGAGATCAGAGCATCGCACATCCTCGAGCATTTCACCTTTGGTGAAGCCTCTCAGGCGATGGATGAGTGGGCTAGAGTCCTGAAGCCAGGTGGAAGAATCCGAATCAGCGTTCCGGATGTCGATAAGGTTCTGAATGACACTTCAGGGAAGCGTCTGTTTTACTTAATGGGCGGGCAGATGCACGCTGACGACATCCATAAGTCAGCCTATGACCACAATAGGCTCGCTGGCTTGATGAATCAGTGCGGCATTCGGCAGATCAAAGAATGGCAGTCTCCGAATACTGATTCGGCAGCGTTGCCAATTTCACTCAATCTTGAAGGTATCAAGGAAGCTGATCCAGAGCCTAAGAAACCGACAACAGCAACTATTCAGCTTGGGGCTTACCTGACGCTTCCACGATACGAATCAGTGGTTTGCCGGTCACTGATCGAGCTAGCGCTTCGGCAGTTAAAGATCGAACTCACGACATCGCAGGGGGTGTTTTGGGGTCAGTGCATGCAACGCATGTTCACAAAGGCTGTTAATGACGGGATCGATTGGATCCTTTCGATCGATTCGGATTCTCTGTTCACCGCTGAGCAACTCAGCCTATTGATGGATACGCTGGCAAGTAATCCTCATATTGACGCTCTGGCTGCGTTGCAGTGCCGGCGTGGATGCGAATATCCGCTCTTAACGACTGGAAACGTCGATGGTGGGCTGACAGTAGAGGTGAGTAACGCTCCTTTCAAGGTCACAACAGCGCACTTCGGCCTGACCTTGTTTCGTGTTGATGCTCTGCGAGAAGTCCCAAAGCCGTGGTTTGTCTCAAAACCAGACGAGAACGGCGAGTGGGGAGACGAGCGGATGGATGACGACATCTTCTTTTGGCATCAGTGGAGACTGGCTGGAAAGAATATTTATGTCGCTCCGCAGGTTTCTATTGGGCACATGGAAGAGACTGTTGTACAATTCAATGACGATATGAAGCCAGAACACATGTACGTCCAGCAATGGCGGGATTCGAACGTGAAATGATGCCAGAAAACATGCAATCAATAGAGCTTATTCGCGGGTGGAACGGTCACGCGAAGGGCAGTCGCATTTCTACATTTGCCTTTGGAATCATGGCTACGCTGGTAGCGAACGGGAGTGCTGTATGGTGTTCCAGTACAAATCTGCCAACACTTACGAAAGCGACACAAAAGCCCTTATCCGAACCTTCAAAACAACTTCAGAACCGGCAATCGAACCGATCACGCTAGAGGAACTGAAAGACCGGATGCGGTTGGGATCGACTTGCGAATTCGACGCAGAGATTCGGCTCCTTCTTACGCAGGCTCGAAAGCAGGTTGAAGCCGATACGTATCGGAGATTGATCACTCAGACTGTTGTCGGATACATGGACTGGTTCCGATGGGTGCGTGAGATTGAGTTGCGGTTAGCACCAATCATCAGCATCACCAGTATTGTTTACACGGACCAAAATTCAACCAGTCAGACATTTGCGTCCTCACGTTACGCGACAGACATAATCAGCACTCCTCCACGAATTGTCCTCAAGACAAATGAGCAGTGGGAATACACGGAAGACAACACTCCGAACGCAGTGGCAATCACATTTGTTGCGGGCTATGGGGCAACGGCAGCTAGCGTTCCTCCTGCCGCTAAGCTTGCGATGGTTGAATACGTGAAGTTGATGTGGAGTGGCTGCGACGGCAACGAAGCGACCTACAAGCGGCTCGTCAGTTCATTGCAGTGGACCGGATACCACAAGGTGATGTGATGGCTGTTAAATGCAAGCATCGGCTATATAACAAGGCTGCAACAATCGAAAGACTGTTGGGGACCGACGACGCACACGGTCAGGTTGATGTGTCAGCGAACGCTAACTGGTCAACGTACCTGAGAGCATGGTGTGCAGTCATTAGCAAGGGTGGCACCGAGTTTTGGAAGGTCCAGCAAACGAATGCGACCGTGACCCACGTTTGGTATGCAACGTGGAGTTCAATGATGGCTTCAGCAACGCCAGATATGCGTTTAGTGTGTGAGGGTGATACTTACGAAATTGTGAGCGTAATCGATATTGATTTAGCACACAAAGAAGTAGAAATCCAGACACGACGGGCGGTTCAATAATGAGTTTCGGAGCGACAATACAATTTGTTTGGGAAAAAGCTCTTGTCAAGCAATTGATAAAGAAAGTGGCTAGGTTGCAGCGGAATCAGAACAGAATAATGACCGAGTCAACACGTAGCGGAATGAGAATCGTTTCTACGGCAATTAAAAGAAGAATTCCAGCATACACTCCCAGCGAGGCGGAGAGCGAAAGTGACTACAGGGAAACAAAGGCGGCTGTTGGATCTCGTGCTGGTGTATCGCGTGGGGGAAGGTCGAATGGGCCTAGAGGGACTGTGTTCGGAAAAGCCGGAAGCAAGGTGGGGCAAAGACGGCAGGATCCACGAGGACTTTCAGGTAATGGCAGATCGAGGCCTGGCGTAGGAACCGGCGCAGCAAGTCTTCATTGGTATATGGCAGGGACTGGAGATCGCTTTACTCGGGGCGGGGTCCACACGGGACGAATGCGTCGACTGGATATTGTGCAGCAGGCATGGGCTGCAACACGAGGGTTAGCGTACAATAGAATCCGAACACGGCTCTGGACGAAGATTAGACGCGAGGCGGTACGCCCATGAGAGCAGGACTTGTAGCGTTACTGCGAGCGGAGGCGACGATTTCAGCGATCGTATCGACGAGAGTCTACATCTCGAAGGCACCTCAGAAAGCTGTCCTTCCGTATATTGTTATCGATCAGCAGGACACAGATGAGTTTAACTCACTCGATGCCACCGGATCTCTGCGTCGAATGGGGTTTATAATAGCTTGTGTATCAGCGATTTCAGTTCAAGCTGAATCGCTCGGAAATGCTGTCAGGGTGTTCATTGACGATTATGCAGGGACAGCAGGCACGTTTACGATCGCCGCTGTAATGATGAATGGTGAAATGGGAAGCTATGAGCCGCCAGCGGACGGATCTGATGGAGGGTATCACTTAGTATCGCTCGATGTAGATATTTTCTATCAGGCGGTTTAATGCTCCTAAAGGTAGACTACGACAAACAGCTTCATTTGTGGAACCTAACTGAGATAGGTCCACCAGAACGATTGATAGCAAAACGAAAACGTGTGACAATAAAAACACGGAGCGAACTGATCGTCGATGATCCTCCACATGGATACTTGGTTGTATCAGGGATAATCGATCTGACAAACGGCGATCATGCCGTGATTATGAAAGAGAAATAGCAATGGCAAAGCTCGCAGGTAAGGGCACGATTTTCAAAAGCACAATCAGCGCCATGTTGACGGCTGTTGCGCAAGTCAATTCTATTAGCACGTCCGGGTTTGCCAGCGAAACCTTCGAGGGGACTTCATTGGATAGTGCTGTAGGCAAAGAAATGCCGCTGACAGGATACGCGACGGCAGGCACATGTGACATTGAAATGTTCTTT